AGTGTTTTCGTTCCCCCACTCTCGTTTCATTGGTTTCGACCATGTATGGGATGAGATAGAAAGACTAACTGCCGCTGGCGCAAACGAGAAGGGTTTTCCTCGTCACAATATTATCAAATATTCTGACACGGAATACGCCATGGAATTTGCACTTGGTGGTTACAAAAAGAAAGACCTAGAGATTGAGGCAAAGCCTGGAGTTCTAGTAATTCGGGGCAACCCTGAAGAGGATACCAAAGAGTATCTTCACAAAGGAATTACTACGAAGAAATTCGTGGAAACATTTCGACTCGCAGACCACGTTGTCGTTGATGGAGCTGAATTCGTCAATGGACTACTAGTGATTAAACTCAGAGTGGAACTACCCGAAGAGAAGCGTCCGAGAAAAATAGAAATTAATTCTCATTAAGGACACTCAATGAAAAACTTAGCAACAAGTGAGGAATGGATTTCCTCTAAAAAAGACCAGATGATTGCAATTGCGCAACTGTTTGGCGTACTCGCAGTAGCACCCGTTATGATCGCCATTAGTTGGTTCTTCTAATGGGTATGATAATTGCGATGACACTAGTTGGCATCCTTCTAGTAGGAGACAGCAACCGTAAACTCGATGAGCGTTGTGCTCAAGAAGTTTTGGATGGTGTTTCTGAATCAGTACAAGAATGCCGCAACTGGTATGTTAAGGAGAAAAGATGATTAAGAAAATAAAAGAAGCAACAGGAATCGCACTGTTTGTATTTCTAATCGTCGGAGGAATGGCCGCGCCATTCTTTTATACTCCTGAACAACATCAGATGGTACCGATGCCTTTCACGGCAGATTATTTGATGTGATGTGGTTGGGTTTCCGAGGCGTTCCCATAAAAAACGCCTCGCCATTCTCTTGACTTTCCATAAATTTTATCATATAATGGGTCTATGAATTTTTATACATCAGTCTCAAAATACGGCAACAACCTTCTCTATCGTGGTTTCAAAAACGGTCAGAGGGTTGAAGAAAAAATAAAATTTAAACCAGTACTCTTCGTACAATCCCCCAAAGCAACAGACCGATACAAAACTCTCGACGGACACAAAGTCTCTCCAATTGAATTTGATTCGATGCAGGATGCACGTGAATTCGAACAGCGTTACAAAGCTGTTCCGAACTTTCCCATTTACGGACAGACAAACTTTGTCACTCAGTTTATCGCAAACAAATTTCCCAACACCATCGATTTCGACAGGGATATGGTAAACGTTTGCACGATTGATATCGAGGTGGCATCGGACGAAGGATTCCCAGCCCCTGACGAGGCGAAACATCCTGTCATTTCTATTACGGTCAAAAACAACCAAGATAATATCTACTATGTTTTTGGATTGTATGACTATGACGAAACTTTGTCAGAAAAAAATGTTAAATATTTTAAGTGTGCTGACGAGGAGTATTTGCTCCAGTCCTTCTTGGGTTGGTGGAAAGGAAACTGTCCTGATATCGTTACAGGTTGGAACACCAAGTTGTTCGACATACCTTATTTGGTAAATCGAATGATGAATTTGTTTAACACAAACGAACATCTAGAAATGTCGCCATGGAAGTTGGTACGTAAAAGAATGGTAAAAACTTTGGGAGGCCGAGAACAAGTCTCGTATGATCTTGACGGTATTGTTCAGTTGGACTACTTTGACCTGTTTAAAAAATTCACGTGGAATACATATGGGCAACAAGAATCATATAAACTGGATCACATCGCAAATGTTGTGTTGGGTGAACGAAAACTTTCTTATGACGAGTACGGTTCTCTGCATTCACTTTACAAACACGATTTTCAGAAGTTTATTGACTATAACATAAAAGATGTTGAACTGGTTGACCGACTTGAAGAGAAGTTGGGTATCATCACTCTGGTGATGACGATGGCGTATGGTGCGAAAACAAATCTTGGTGATGCGTTGGGTACCACGGCTATCTGGGATGCGATTATCTACAACGAATTGATGTCTGAGGGTAAGGTAATTCCACCCAAACCACCTGTCGAGGAAGTCAACAATAAAATTGTCGGTGGTTTTGTGAAGGAACCCAAAGTGGGCGCTCACGATTGGGTTTGTTCTTTTGACCTCAACTCTCTGTATCCTAACATCATTGTGCAATACAATATGTCTCCCGAGACTCTCAGTGATAATGGTGAGTGTGAGGCTGCAAATGGAACACGATACTCCAATAAGTTCGAAGGCATCATACCAAAAGTTATTCGTAAGTTTTATGACCGTCGGGTTGGTATCAAGAAAGAGATGTTGGTGGCGAAACAAGAATACGAAAAAAATCCTAGTAAAAAACTTGCAATAAAGATTGATACTCTTGACACCGAACAAACGGGTATCAAGATTCTTATGAACTCACTCTATGGTGCCCTCGCGAACAAATGGTTTCGTTACTTTGACCATCGTATTGCAGAAGGTGTCACATTGTCCGGTCAGCGTGCGATACGTTGCGCTGAGAAGGCGGTAAACGATGAGATGCAGGAATTACTAGGAACAAAAGATGATTATGTGATTGCGATTGATACTGACTCTGTTTATATCAATATGTCTCAATTAGTCAATCAACACAACCCAGCGAATCCCGTCAACTTCCTCGACAAGGTGTGTGAACATTTTGAAAACGTAATTGAGAAGGCGTATGATAATCTCGCAAAAGAAACTAATGCGTATGTCAATCGTATGGTGATGAAACGTGAGGTGATTGCTGACCGTGGTATTTGGATGGCAAAGAAACGATATATTCTCAACGTGCACGATAGTGAAGGTGTTCGGTTTGCGGAACCTAAACTTAAGATGATGGGTATCGAGGCGGTCAAGTCCAGTACGCCTCATGTGGTTCGTGATAAATTCAAGGAAGTGTTTCATATAATAGTCAATTGTACAGAATTAGAAACACAAACGTTCATTCGTGATTTTAAGAAAGAGTTTAACAATTTACCGGCCGAAGATATTGCCTTTCCACGTGGTGTGAGCGAGTTGCGGAAGTGGGAAGACAAGACTACTATCTACGGTAAGGGTACGCCGATTCACGTTCGGGGCGCACTTCTATATAATCACTACATTCGGTTTGAGGGTCTTCAGAACAAATACGAAAAAATTCAGGATGGAGAGAAAATTAAATTCATTTACCTCCGTGTGCCCAACAAAATCAAAGAAAACATTATTTCCTTCTCTGGTCAATTTCCTAAAGAACTGGGGTTGACATCATCGATTGATTATGATAAGATGTTTACTAAAACATTCCTTGATCCATTGGAACCGATTCTTTCGGCAGTGGGTTGGGAGTCTGAACCGAGAGCTACACTTGAGGATTTCTTTGGATAATGTACTCGCTCACAATGTTCAAAAATCAGTTCGATAACAAAACCCATAGGACTATGGAATTCGACACGTGGGCAAAATTCGAATCACTATTAGAAGGTTTATCAGCTAAAGAAGGTCAAAAAGGTGGAAACAATTCTTCTCCTCTTATTACTCCTGCTCATTATCTTCCCAACTCTACGAGGTCTAATAAAAATGTTGATTATTGGGGTGGTTGGGCTGCTGTCGATGTGGACGATTTCTTTTCTTCTGATATCGTACTTCCTGTCGATTTAGGACCAACGTTACAGGATATTTGTGGACAATATCATTTTGTGTGTTACTCTACCGCAAGCAGCACACCAAAGTATCCCAAGTTTCGTTTGGTGTTCCCGTTGACGCATATTCTATATGCTGATGATATACCACATTTTTGGCACGCTCTGAATAAAGAACTAAAAGATATTGGCGATAAACAAACCAAAGATTTGTCACGTATGTATTATGTTCCGGCTCAATATCCGGACGCATTCAATTTCTTTTTTATCAACACGGGTCAACACATCCAACCTAAAGATTTGATGGATAAGTGGGTCTTTGAGACACCGAAGGGTAGAAACTTTTTAGATAAGTTACCCGACAATCTTAAAGAAGAAGTTATTAAGTATCGAAAAGAACAGGCACAGAACACAGAAATCGCATGGGTGTCATATAGAGATTGTCCATTCTTTCCGAAAAAACTAGGACAAGAATATATGTTACTTAGTGGTACCGGATGGTATCATAAAATGTATCAGATTATGGTGGCGATTGCTGGTAGTGCCGTCAAATCTGAGTATCCCATCACACCAAAACAGATTGCAGACCTTTGTAGAGAATTTGACAAAGACACTGGAAACTGGTATGATAATAGACCGTTAGAAGTTGAAGCTAACAGCGCAATAGAATACGTTTATAGGAATTAAAATATATGTCACTATTAAATAAACTTAAGAAGAATAGTAAACTCAAACATACTGAAATTTTGGATAAGTCTGAATTTTTCACCAATAAAGAAATGGTACAAACAGACGTTCCAATGTTGAACGCTGCATTGTCCGGTTCTCTTGACGGTGGACTTGCTCCAGGTCTGACGGTTCTTGCTGGTCCGTCCAAACACTTTAAGACATCGTTTGCTTTGAAGATTGCTTCTGCATATTTAAAAGCGGATCCCGAAGCCGTGATGTTGTTCTATGATTCTGAGTTCGGTTCTCCTGAATCTTACTTTGACGTGTTCGAGATTGATACTTCACGAGTTCTTCATATTCCAATCACAAACGTGGAAGAATTAAAGTTTGATCTTATCAATCAACTCGATAGCATCGAGAACGGTGATAAGGTCATTGTGGTCATCGATTCAATCGGTAACCTTGCATCCAAGAAAGAACTCGAAGATGCTCTTGATGAAAAGTCAGTTGCAGATATGTCACGAGCAAAAGCACTGAAAGGTTTGTTTCGCATGACCACACCCTACTTGACGATGAAGAATGTTCCTTTGCTTGCGGTCAATCACACCTACAAAGAAATTGGTTTGTTCCCCAAAGACATTGTTGGTGGTGGTACTGGCATTTACTACTCTGCTGATAACATTTGGATTATTGGTCGTCGCCAAAACAAAACTGGTACTGAAATAACTGGTTATGATTTTATAGTCAATGTAGAGAAATCTCGTTATGTAAAAGAGAAATCTAAAATTCCCGTCTCTGTTTCTTGGGAAGGTGGTATTAACAAATACAGTGGATTACTCGACGTTGCATTGGCTGGTGGGTTCGTAACCAAACCTTCTAATGGATGGTATCAAAAATTTGGTGAAGAAAAGAAGTACCGAGAGAAAGAACTTGATGGTGAATTCTGGGAGAGTATTCTTGCTTCAAAAGACTTTTCAGTATATGTTGAAAAGTTGTATAAAATCGGTTATAATGGAACATCACTTGAACTTAATTTGGACGAAGAATGAAAGAGAACGTCGACTATCAACTGATTCCGACGCCAGAAGAATTGGGTTCTGGTTGGGATGTCAGGTTTCTAACGGGCGAATATCCTGAAACGGTTATTCGTTACGGTGTTGTTAG